AACTTGGCAAGTGGACCGTAGAGCCTAATTTCCTTTTCCATAGCGCAAGACCCTACCGGTGCATTTTAAGAGCCATTCTCCCAGCAAATCACGGCTGGACAAGCGACCGCGCAAGTGATGCAGCACCAGCTGGTCACCGATGTAGACGCCAACGTGATTGAGCTTGCCAGAGTCAATCGCCATCAGCATCGCGTCACCAGCTTGCATTTCGGCAATATCCACCTCGTAAAAGCCACTTTCACGCCAGCAATCATCAAACATTGGGTTTTGATTGAATTCCTCTGGCGTGATCGGGCGATCCCAGTCCGGCAGTTCAATCCCCTGCTCGCCGTACCAATCGCGGACCAGCGTCCAGCAATCGCTAACGCCCCAAACCCATGACCGCCCAATCAGAGGTGCTTTGTAGCCTTCAGGCGACAGCTCGCCGCATTGCTCGGTTTTGGGATTGACGATGTACCAGGGCAAGCCCGATTTTTCGCAAGCAACCTTGTCGGCTTCGCTTGGAATTGGTGGCGTGACTGGATGGCTATGGACAACGCCAATCACTTCGCCCTTATCTTCGGCGGCGGCGTAATCAACAGGGTCAAGGATAAAAAACTCATTGCCCTCTGCCAGATTCCGGCATGGCACATATCGCTTGCGACCCTTGATGACCACCAATAAACCGCAGGCTTCGCGTGGATCTTCCGCCTTAGCGTGTTCCAGTGCTGCTGCCTTAGCGGTCGGGTTCATCCGTTAAATGCTCCAATGCCGGGGTATCCACCAAAAGGCAGTTCAGCAGTAGAGCCAAACCGTGCTTGGCAGCTGCTTAAGCGTTTGCCACATTTGTCGTCGGCAGAATCCGTGACAGCTTTGTCGTTCTCGTCAAAGAAACTGCTGCCGCTGTAGCCGCACTCTGAACCTTTGTAAATCCAAGGACAAAGGTTGGCGCTGCACTGACGCTTAGGGGCGCGAACACCAGCGAGGTCAAAGGCTGCGGCTAGTTCAAACTCAACAAGGTCTCTGGTTTCTGTGACCTTACGGGCGACGTAATAAATCTCAGCAGGCAGCTTGGCGGTGGTGTCTGGGGTGCCGTAAGGATTGGTGCCGCCAGTGAAATTTGCACCGTCGATGTACCGCACCAATGTGCGGATGCGAGTCAGCTTGGCGCCAGTCAGATCGTTGCCTGCCGTGGTGGTATTAACGTCAAGCAGAATTGCCGTGATGCTGCCGAGCAGGTTTGCCACTCGGATTGTCGGACGGGGCAGGCTGCCGCTTTCAGCGTTGTATTCAAAGCCCTCAGCCTCAATGGGCAGCTTGCTGTAGGTATTGCTGTCCCAAACGATGTCGCCGTTTGTCGTCAGTGCGTTGGTGCCAGCGTGGAAGCGATAGGTGAAGGCGCTGCCATGGATATTGGCAAATAGCTCTAGCTCAAACAGCTCGATGATGCTGCTTGGGTTGATCTTTTGAAGCTCAGAAACCGGAATCGCCATTACGGTTCAAACACCTGCCTAAACGTTGCAGTGATGGTCCGCAGCGTTGGTTGGTTTAGCTGCTTGCTCCATTCAAGGCATACCCATTTATATGCGGTTGTTTCGTCTGGTGGTGTCCAGTCAAAGCTCGCAGAATCAGCCGCGCGAGCATTGAGAAAATCTTCGATCTCGTCAGCCTGTGTTTCAGTGATGTGCTCCCAAGTCAGTCGCCATTCCTTGGGGTTCATATGATCAGGAATGCCATAGAGCAAACGTTGCTCATAGCCATCGCCAAATTGAACGATCCGAGTTTTTGGCGCGCTGCTTTTTTGTGCGCCCAGACTTACGTCAATGCTTGGAAAGGTAGCCATTATGCGAGCAAGCCTCCTGGGCGTTTTTGACGGATCAGCTCTTGACGAATGGCAACGCCAATAGCTTCGCCGAGCTGCTTGCCTTGGTTGGTGTTGCCTTGGGCTTGAGAGCCAGTGGCATCAACGTTCACCACGATATTGCCCATGCCGCCGGTGCTTTCAACGCCAAGCCGACCACCAGGGCCGCGGCGTAAAGGCATGATTGCTTCAGGGCCAGCCTCGCCCATCAGGCCAATGCCCTTAGCAAAGGGGAACACCATTGGCCGGTCAACAATGCCGCCCTTGGCAAATGGCACTATCCCATTCGCTGCAAACACGTTGCCGTTTGCGTTTTTCACGTCGGGGAACAATGCGCCAACTAGCGGCTTGATAATTGCCTGCCGAATAGCGATCCGAGTGATATCGGCAATGATGCTGTTCGCAAGGTCGCGGAAATTAGCCTTTCCGGTCATCACGAAATCAGTCAGCGCATCCTCCATACCTTGGAATGCGCCAGCCACGGCAGAACCGACTTGACCGCCAAAGTCAGCCAAGGTCTTTTTATATTCATCCATTTTCTCGCTAAAGGATTCTTTGAAGCTCTTGCCCGTTTCCTTGGTTGCTTCAGCCAATGCCTTTTGCTTTTCAATCGCCAATGTCTCAAGATCAATCGCCAGCTGTCTCTCAATATTGAGATCTTGAGCCGTAGTCAAAGACTCTTGTGCAGACTGCGCAAATTCAGCCATCAGCACACGCCGGCGCTCTTCAAACTCAAGTTCCAAACGCTTGAGCGGGTCAGATTCGCGCGCAATAGCCAAGGCTGATTCAGACACTTGCAGTTGCAACAGGGAAGCCATATAGCCCTTGCGCTGCGCTTCGGCCAGTTTTGCAGCCTCTTCGGCTGCTTTTTTGTCTGCGGCTGCTTTTTCTTTTGCTGCTTTGTCGCTTGCTGCAGCACCACCGCCTAGCAGGTTTTCAACGTCAAACGCACCGCCCATCAAACGCCGCGAGTAACCCGTGCGATCTGGTCGCTGATTTGCCAAGCCGCCACCGAGCAGCTGCGAGAGGTTCCGCCTGTCAGTTTGGAACTGCGCGCCGGTTTCTTTCAGACCTCTAGTTGCGATCTCGCCGACCTTGCCAAAATCACGCTTTAGTGCCGCGTCGGCAATGGCAACCAGATCACCGATCACGCGGCTTAGAAATCTGACGCCGGCGATCGTTGCATAAACAGCAGCACCAACGCCGCGCAGAACGCCAGCAATCAATGCGCCAAAAGCCTTCCAATCACCGCTGCTGCCTTGAAATAAATCAGCGAATGCATCGCCAATCATTTGGAACGTCGGCAGAAAATAGTCAAGAATTTGCAGCTGAATCTCTCTAAACCGGCGGCCGATCCCGGCCATCGTGTCGTTAAACAGCTGCGCCTTTTCTGTGAACTCAGCACTGAGGCCAAAACCCAGCTTGGTCAAGGCATCAGAGCCGCCATTCAGCAGTGGGATGAGCTGCGCACCAGAACGGCCAAACAACCGCATGGCTACAGCTGCCTTTGTAGCTCCATCAGGTAATTGCGCAAAGCGATCGGCAATATCCTCAAAAACCTCATCAGCGCCGCGCAGCTGCCCGCTTTCGTTTGTTACAGCAATGCCCAGCGCACGAAATGCTGAGGCGTAGGTCTCAGTTCCTTTTGCCGCTTCCAGCATGTTTTTGCTGAGTTGCAGCAGGCCGGTGTTTAGCTGCTCATTGCTTACATCAGCAAGCTCAGCGGCATTCCTATAGGCAAACAAAGTATTTGCCGCAACGCCGGTCCTGGTGCTCAGCTTTCCAACAGCATCTGCAAGCTGCAAGGCGTCTTGCGCGCTCTTTGCAAATGCACCAATGGCAAGGGCAGCGCCTAAAGCTTTGAAGGCAGTGCTAAGACCGCCAACGGCCATCTTGAGATTCTTGACCTTGCCCTGGACTCCCTGCATGGAGTTGCCCAGGCGCTTGATATCGTTTTCGCCCTTAACGTCGGCCTTGATCCGAATCAGCGAGTCAATATTCATTGCCATTTCAGGCGCCTCGCTCATTCATGACCAGCATTGCCGCGCTTTCCATTACCTGCAGATCTTCCAGCACGGCGCGCTGGTCGGTTACTTCATACAGTCTAAATAGCCACGCAAGCGCGCCATAGTCCAGGCCCAGGATGCCGTTCATCGTTGTGCGCCATTGGGTCTGGCAGCGCAAAAACATTCGCACCGATTCCCAGTTTTCCTCTAGCACCTCAAACGGCTTCTCAGGCTCTTGCTCTGGCAAGGCAACGCCTAAGGCCGCGGCATCGGCGTCGGTTTCGTCTTTGACTCCACCGCTCGCCCAATGCTCAGCGGCCTCGATCAGTTTTTTCGCTTGACTCCGCTCAGGCTGCTGAAATACGCCGTGGCGATAGCGGTGGCCAGCATCGGCACGTCAAGCAAACGCTCAAGCGCGCCTTGGCTGAATGGCACCTCTTTGCCATCGTCGTCATTGATGCCGGCCCAGCCCACCAGCACTTCGCTGGCAATTTCTGAATCCGTCATATCGCCAGACTCGATCAGTTGCCCCATCTCGCGGATGCGGGATTGGCTGACACGGCGAAACTCGCCATCAAAGCTCTGACGTTGATGCCGGCCACCATCGACAGGAACGTCGAAAGTGACCGGCCAGGTGTAGGTGTCGGACTGCTTTAAAACAAACGCCAAGGTTTAGGTGTAGCTGAGACTCAGCTCATTATTCCCCGCGCTGGTCGGAACCGCAATAAACGGCATGTTCAGCATCTGGATCCCGTCGCTATCGCTATAGGTCAGATTGCCCAGATCCGATTGTGCGGTGGTCATCGTGACGATGTTGCCGCCAGTGCTGCCGTGCTGCCAAGTGATGGAGCCGGTGCTGGTGCCAGTGGCAACGGTAAAAAAGTCCTTTCCAGCAATGGTTGGCGCCTCGATCACAACGTTGCCGCTAGGGGCGCGGTTTGTGATCAGGATCTCTTTAGAACC